CGACAAGTAATTCATCAAGTACGAATACGTCACCAGTCTCTAAATCAATCCGTAACTCCTTGTATTGACCTTCTGCTACTTTATAACCTAGTTTAGCAGCTACTGCATCGTCAATTGGGTTAACTTCTACAGGTGCTTGCTCAGGTTCATATGAAGTAGCCGTGAACGCTTTTTTAATTCCTTCTAACATTATTGATGACCTCCCCAATATTGCGTTTGTTGTGGTGCAGGGAATGGTGTCTGCTCAATACGAGAACCTGCTCCTGCTCCGTATGTTTTATCCTCGGCAATTTGCTTACCATAAGACTGTAACATATCTTTACGTTGTTCAAATGCTTTTACGATCCGTGCAAGTCTTCCTGCAATGTATTCGTAGTAGTGACACTGCTCTCTTGCCGTTACGTACTCTTGCTTTTGTTTTATGTAAGCATCTACGCTATCCTTTGTAGGCTTGTCCCCGTTCTTCTTGATTTCCTCTCGTGCTTCGGAATCAAACTTAGCAACCACAAGCTCTAACTGCATTTCTGTCTTCTCTTGGAAGAATTTGATTTTTTCAAGAATAGAAGACCAATAGATGTACTTCGAAGGTTGATGTAACATTTCTTGGAGAAGGTTGGCTTCATTCACCTTTAACTCTTCTCGCATGTCGAACATGATATACTCTCCGTTTTCATCAATGATTCTAAGCTCCTGAAAATCTATGCTGTCAACTTTAACATCTAGCACATACTCTCACCTCTATCCTTTAAACTAAAGAGAAGAAACTGCTTGTCTCTTCTCTTAGTATATTACACTATCCTATTCTGTGTGTCAACAAAAAGTTACAGAAATTATACAGCCGTTTGGTACGCTTGTTTTTTGGATTCAATCGTAGCCTTTAGCTCTTTTGCTTTCTCTTTTGTGATGACACCTGACTCCATGTAATGCTTAACGCTCTTTAAGTCCATGTGGTACTTACAGTAGTTCTCTACTTTTTGGAACGTGTTTAGCTCGTCCTTGTCGTAGTTAACCATATCGTTGTATGTTGTACCAATCTCTACATCTGCCGTAATAGGGAATCGGATTGTTTCACCTTTCCACTCGATGTTTAACCAAGGGATCGGTAAGTTTTCCATGACTGTTTTACCGACATGAGCCATGATGTGAATTTCTTCAGGTGGGCAATCTATAACAATACTATCGTGTACAGTTAGAACGATACGAGAACGTAATCCCTGCTTCTCAATAATGTTGTTGATGTAGATTAACGAGTTATTCGTTAAGAATGCACCCGATCCCTGTACCTGTGTATTTACAGACTGACGTAACGCACCATTACGTTTCTGTTTATCCTGTGAATACACATCTCGTAAGTTACGAGTGAAACCTTGCATACAAGAGATATAGCCCGTCTGTCTAGCTTGCTCTTTCGTTTCATCAATGTACGTTTTAATCTTCGGTTTGTTCTTGAAGTAGTCATCGAATAGTTTCTCTGCTTCTTGGATTGTCATGTTGTATTTAGGTGCGAACGAGAATGGTGCTTCTCCGTACGCTAGTCCGAATGTTACTCGTTTAGCGGCCGTACGTTCATCACCTGTTACATCTTCTTCTGCCTTTTTGAATACCAGTGAAGCAGTATGCGTATGTACATCCTTCTTCGTTAAGAATGCTTCAATCATTTCCTCATCGTATGCAATTAAAGCCATGATACGAGATTCAAGTGAAGAGTAATCGAGTTGTAGTAGTGCTCCGTTTGTGAATCTACTTATGAACATTCGTTTAATAGGGTGCTGATAGTCGAACCGTGTTACATCTTCCGTCTTACGAGGGAAGTTCTGACAGTTCGGGTCTTTTGACGATAGACGAGATGTTTCTGTACCTTCAGGGTTGAACGTACCGTGCAAGATATCGTTCATATCTACCATACTAAGGAACTTGTACGTGAAACTTTGCTTACGTGTTTTAACGAGTGAGTGATGGATCATAACTTCTGCTAGTTCCTTGTACTCAGGATACTCCTTGGCGATGTACTCCAAGTTCGCAGTATTCGTTTTGTAATGGCACCATTCAATCTCTTCCTCTTTTAGTCCCTTCTCGAATACAGAGTCTACTAGACGCTCTTTATCGAACGGTAGTCGAATGCCTGTAATCTTGTACAGTACCTCTTTCTTGTCGTCAGGAGAGTTTGCGTTAAACTCTAGCTTGTCCTTGTACTTATCACGTAAGGCCGCTATCTTCTTGTCTCTTTCAGCTACAGGCTTTGCAAGTTCGTTTAATCCCATTTGGTAAAGCTGGCGATGTTCGTCTTCCATTTGCTTTACTTCAGGGAACTTACGGATGATTGCCGTTAAACGATCCTCTTCCTTTTGGTACGCATCTGCTAGTGCTTGTACGTACGGGATGTTTAACTTGATTCCCGTTGCTTCGATTTTAGCAAGTGTTGCAGATAGTTGTGGATAATGATTCGTATAAAGCTCTCTAATGTGCTCTAAGCCTTTTTGCTGACATCTTTGGTCTAGTTGGTTATAAATACGTAAACACACGTCTACGTCACCACTAGCGTACGGAGAAAGCATTTCGAATAGTGGAATCCACTCATAACAGAAGTCCGATCCGTCTACAGGATTGACTGGTGAACCTGCGGTCCCAAAGTCAGGCATCGAAGGTTTCACATACTTACGTTGTGCAATCTCCTGTAACTCTGTTATTCTATTAAGAATTTCAGTCGTTGGAGATTCCTTCTTGAGTAAACGTAATTCTGCTTTTGCGTCCTTCACTTGCTGTTGTACTTCTGCTCTTTCTTTTGCACATTGCGCTTTAAATTCTTCTTTTAGTTTTGCAATACGTTCTTTCTCGTTCTTCTTGTAGTTCTCTTTGTAATCCTTTTTAAAGTCCTCTAGCGCTCTATCATATCCACCCATATCTGTAAATTCGAATGTTAAGTCGGATAGACGTAATGAACCTTTTACATCCTGGTTTACAAGTAGGTAGTACATTGTTTTTGTATCACGATGGTTATTGAACTCTGTAAACCCTCTAGATAAGCGTAGGAACCTGATATCGAACTTGATGTTGTGTCCGACTTTAACAATCTTCGGATCGGCAACAAATTCTTTTATGTAGTTGTAAATCTCAGCTAAGTGACCAGGAAGCCATGTCCAGTCCTTATGTTCTAATGGAATGGTTACACCTGTACCCTCTTTCCAACAAAGAGAGATTACTAGTGGTTTAGAACCTGCTTTGTCGGCTTCTAACGTATTGGTCTCTAAATCCCACGCTACGATAGGAGCTTCTTTTACTATCTTGGTGAAGATTTCTCGTACACGTTCGATAGTTGTAACATCTTCGTACTTTACATCCTTCGCAATAAATGCGTTATCACCTTGTTCCACATACTTCTTCAATGTACCGAAGTCTGCTTCTACTAAGTTCTGAATCTTTGGATTAACAAGCATGTATTCCATACTGTAGATAGGCATAACCCAACATGTATGTGTGTACGTTTCTGTAATCCAACCTGAGTTATCTACACCTTCAACAACTGCGTTCTCATCGAACATCTCAATATTCGCAGTGATTGTAACTTGTTGTGGTACTCCTCGTAGCTTAGAAATCTCTGCCACATTCAATAGAGCCTTACATCCAAGTTTACCTGAAGGAATGATAATGTCGGGCTTGTCCTGTACGATACGTTTGTATAAGTTCTCGTATTCAGGTTTCGATTCTTTTGCAGTTGGTGGCTTGTACTTAATGGCTCTATCTCGATTATCCCGAGTAACAACCTCAGGTACTTTGAAGAACGCATAGTCGATGTAGTAGTCATTCTTCGTTAGCTCTAACCCTTCATGGATTAGTTTCTTTAGCAGCTTTCCTCCGTTAGTTTGGAGGAATATGTTTTTAAACGATCCATCATTCTGTCGTTGCATGTGACTTTCTCTTACAAACTCTTGTAGAAATAATGCTTTCAAGTTACGTCCTCCTTATTAGTACTGTTCATCCAGGAATCGGAAAAACAAATGAATCAGTAGCCCTATACCTACAACATAGAAGAACACGGCTGACGGGATACTATCTTTAATCCAGTCGTCTGTCCCTCCTGCTAAAAGTAATCCACATAAAACAAGTTGCAAAAACTTTGGCATAATGTCCTCTCCTCCTTCATATAATCTTCTATAATAGTACTATATCATACACTATAAGTCAACAAGATAATAGACACAAAAAAAGAGAGGTTGTTACACCTCTCAATCTTTTACTC